TATGCACATCTGACAATATATTTTTATACATTGTTATTTTCTTCTTTTTGAATTTATTAAGTGGATTTAATTTCTTTTTAACCTTAACAATTTCTTCACAATACCATGGTTTACAATTGATATTGGTTGTCATATAATATGGTATAATAATATATACTTATATAATATAACTTAAATATATATAGAAATATATATTATATGGAATACGTCAAAAGAAAAGAAGCATTAAAAACATTAGGAATATGTTATAAAACACTTTATAAAATGGCAGAAAATAAGGAAATTGATACAGTAAAAGTTGGATCAAATCAGTTATATAATGTAAATAAATATTTAAGAGAACATAAAATAACAAAGGTGGGTAGGGAAAAAATTTGTTACTGTAGAGTTTCAAGTAAAAAACAAAAGGAAGATTTAGAAAGACAAATTGAATTTATGAAAAAGAAATATCCAAATCACACGATAATAAAAGATATAGGAAGTGGATTAAACAATAGAAGAAGCGGATTATTAGAAATAATGGAAAAGGCAATAAAAGGAGAAATAGAAGAGTTGGTGGTAGCTTACAAAGATAGATTGTCAAGATTTGGTTTTGAAATGATTGAATGGTTAATAGAGAAATATTCAAATGGAAAAATAATAGTGATAAATAAAGCAGAAGAGAAAACACCAACAGAAGAAATAACGAAAGACATAATATCAATAATGAATGTATATGTAGCAAAAATAAATGGATTAAGAAAATATAAAAAAGAAATAAAAACAACAATAGATGAACACAATGAAAAAGACTAAAAGTATACAAAATTCCATATTTTTAGGGTGCCGTAATGAAATGCCAATTTAAATATTGCATTGATATTGCCTCTTTCAATTGCCATTAAATAATACCTCTTCATCTCTTCATAATTTTTTTCTTTATGTTCATAATGCAACGCCAACTTTAACATTGCATCAATATCGCCATTTGCAATTCCACTTAAACAACACTTTTTAAATTCGTCATATGTTTCCATGTTTTTGGAGAAGCACTGTACGAAATACAATGCTCTTTTATGTTTATTATTATATGCCATTACACAATATTTTATAGCTTCATTTGTATTTTTCTCTATATATTCATAATATTTTGCAATAATAATCATTGAATCAGTATCTCCATTTTCAATTGCAATCAATAAATATTTTTTTGCTTGTTCATAATTCTTTTCATCATAATACAGTTGAGAGATATTTTTTAGATATTTAGCATCTTTCATTTTTTCAAATCCCATCAAATTATATTGCTTGACTTTATCATAATTTTTTTTATATGTATGATGGAAAATTAACTCATCAATCAAATAATATAATCCTTTTTCAATACCCATTAAATAATACTCCTCCATTTTTTCTTCGTTCTTTTCGATTTCTAAATAATACCATCCAAAGTCATGTAATACATCAATTGAACCATTATCAATTGCCATTTTATAATATTTTTTCATTTCATCATAATTTTTGTTGTCTCTGTAATGGTTTCCTAAACTTTGCATTGCAGCAGCACTGCCCTTTTCTATTCCCATCAAATAGTACTTCATGGCTGTTTCAATGCAATGTTCTTCAATTTCATAATATTCTGCCAATTCTGTAATTGCTTTGATATTACCTTTCTCAATAGCCATAAGAAAATATTTTTTCATTTCGTCAAAATTTTGTGTTCTGTCATAGTAAGTTCCAAGATAAAACAATGCATCAACACTTCCTTTTTCAATAGCAATATTGAAACACTCTTTGATTTTTTCTTCATTGGCGTCTTCTTTATAATAATAATACAATCCTAATCTAACATATCCATCTTTTTTATCAATATTAGTTTCACAATATTTCTTTATGATATTCCAATCTATACATATGTCTTTATCTTGGATGTCATCCAAAACAAAATTAAATGATTCGACATCGTCAATAATACCCAAAATTTTATTTGTGTTATCAGTGACATTTTTTGAGAAACAACATACCATGCTTATCAAAGGATTTGCCATTGTTAGAATGTATAATATAAATAAACTCAGATATTTTAATAATTATATATTCAATTTTTTATTTAAATATGTGTCTTTCGATATATATTTAAAAATAAAAATGATGAAATTTCCGCTAGGGATATTTTTCAATTTTTTATTTTTTGATCAGTTCCTTTTAAATAAAATAATAATTAATATTTGAACACTGACAATTTCTCACAAAATTCTTTCATGACATGAAAATCGGAAATCATATTTTCTTGGCAATATAACTCTTCTAGTTTCGAACAATAAAAAGCTGCAACTGGTACTTCATCTAAATAATTATCATTCAGTCCTAATACTTGTAAATCAGGAGTATTTTTAAATACTGTATAACCAATCTCATAAATTCTGTTGGAATTTAAATATAATTTAGTTAATTTAGGCACATCTCTAAATATGTGTTCCTTATCAACAGAAGTTATTTTATTGTTTGCTAGTGATAAAGTCTTTAAATCTGGCAAAGCCATTCTAGGAATTTCTTTCAATTTACAATTGTTTATTGAAAGCTCTTTTAGACATGGAAATTGTAATGGAAAACATGGTGGTATGTGCGAGTATTCAATTATTAAAGTCACAAGTTTAGTTAATCCTACAAACGCTTGAGAGTGTATTTTTTTCGCATTTTTTATGCACAAATAAGAGATGTTTTCTAAGCCATTAAAAAAGTCTTTATAAATAGTATTTCCACAAAAATCTACACTCAAAGCATTTAATCCTGTAAATTGTTTTAAATCAATTGACTTATTTTTAATATCATCATAGGTTACAGATAAATTTACCACTTTGCCTTCTGCGTTACCCATTTTAGAATGTGTAATATAAATAAACTAAGTGTATTGAGATTTAAATATTCAATTTTTATTTTTTTGATTTATAAATTCTTGTATTTCTGGATCCAATGGTTTGTCTAAATTATTTCTTATATAAAAAAATCTATTATTTATCTTCGTACATTTTATTATTGATTTTGGTAATTTCTTAATGAGATTAAATGTCAAATCAATATTTTTTACTTCAGTCAAAGTTTCAAATATAGAATCATCTAATTCAGTAAATCCACACCATTCCAAATTTAAACTTTCAATATTTATCAATGGTTTAAAAATATCTTTGTCTAATTCACATAAATCACGATTATCACCTAGTGCCAATTGTTTTAAATTTACTAATGACTTAAATGCATTTTTATGAATTTTTTTAATATTGCAATTATTTAATGATAAAATTTCAAGACTTGTCATTCCTTCAAAAGTATCTTCATATATTTCCTCTATTCTGTTTCCAAAAGTTATGTCACTGTCAGTCATCATTTCTCCAAAATATAACTCCTTTAGATTTTTAAATAATTTGATTTCTTTTGGAATATATCTAATTCCTTTTTCAGAAAAATCAAGTGATTCTGTATTAATGTCATATTGTTGATCAAAAATTATGATACTCATATATCCAATAAATAAAATATTATTCGTTTAATTTCTTATCTTTAGTAAATGCAGGCAATCCGAAATAAATATCAAAATTCAATCCATAACTTTTATAAACAGAATCATCATGCAATTTAATTTCCTCTCTTACGGGAACTGTTCTGTCAAATTCCCTGTTGGGATTGAAAAATAATGCAATTGTCTCATCAGTAATTTCATTTCGTTTTGTCTGATGATCTTTCAAAATTTCACAAATCTTATCAGCCATAATCTTCTTAATTTCTGCAGTCATCATTCTGCCATATCTATATTCAGTTGCAATTCTCTTTAGTTCTTCATCATCTTCAAGGAAATAAACCAAATATTGATATGCGACATCGACTTCTAAATTTGCTCCATAATCAATATGATCTTTTTTAGTTTGTCCGCCCCCAGAAAAGGCATAAGTCTTGATTTTCAGTCTAGCTTCTTCTTCAGTGTCAGTCATGAAAATTGGTGGGACAGACTTCTCACTTGAACTAGCTTTTCCCTCAATACCTCCTAACCCAGGAAGAAACTGAGTGTGGATTGTCGCCGGTTTGATGTATCCGTCACTTGCAAATTTGGCCGCAAAATCTCTAGCCATTCTGAAGTATGGATCTTGATCAATTGCCATTGGGACTAAAATAGTCGTGTCTGGCAAAAAGATTTTAGGAAATGCTTGCCAGAATGCTGGCGATGATTGAAATACAGGCCACATAATTTGTCCAACTGTATTATCTAATCCAATTCCAAAAATACCTTTTATTTGATTTCCTGTTGTTGAACCTGCAATCAATGCACTGACCTTATACAAATCACCTCCAAGTGTCTCCAAATTAGAAAAGATAAATGTCTTATTTGGATCAAATCCACATGCAATAATATCTCTGGCATTCTTTCTGCAAAGATCATTATAATATTCAATTGGTTTGCCTGCCTTATCAAAATAATACTTCTCATCATCAGACATTTGAATAATCACAATTGCTCCTAATGCATCTTGAAGATATTTCGTAAATTTGAATGGCAACATATGTCCCATATGCATTGCTTCTGATGTTGGTCCTCTTCCAGTGTAAATTCCAACAGGTTTTCCTGCTTTGACACAATCAAGAATTACTTCTAATTGCTTATGAGAAAAAAACTTGCCACGACGCAACCATGGGTGAATTCTCATTCGCGTAACCTCCTCAAATTTCTTTAGTAATTCCGGTTCGATAGATTTACATCCAAATTGTTTGATTAGCTTCATATAGTCAATTCCTGTTTTGGATGTTACAGTCCATGGTGTGACAACCTGTCCATCTTCCTTTGTTTCTGCCACTGTGTCTGATGTTTGATCTGCCATTGCGACTGATGTTTGATCTGCCATTGTGACTGTTTGATCTGCCACTGTGTCTGATGTTTCGTCTGTCACTGTGACTGTTTGATCTGTCACTGTGACTGTTTGATCTGCCATTGTGTCTGATGTTTGATCTGTTGAGTCCATATGATGATAGTAATAATATAATGAGTATTATGATTTTCATTGAATTAGAATTTCAATTTTTTATTATTGATATCATTTAATATTAATAATAAAAATGATAAAATTTCCGCTAGGAATATTTTGCAATTGTTTATTTTTGTCTTGTAACCTCATGTAAAAAAATTGAAAATCGAAATCTTTAAAGCATTGTTACAATTTATATTGTTTAACAATATATACAATAGGCTGTTAGAATGGCAACTCTTGATTACAAAGCAACATATGATATTTCAAGATATGGCTTTCTTCAAGAAAGAAGACCATATATTGAAGTGACAAAAGAAAAGTTTGGTGATATTGCACATCTTATTGACAATATTACACGAGATGGAGAAGCATTTCGAAAAATGTGTACTGTTGTGTCGCGTGTGCCAGATGTATACACAATATTGGAAGATGATGCAAAAGTATTGTACAGTATTTTAACAATGATTATTCATAAATGGGTGTGGGGATGCGGTGTTGACAATATTAGTCACATTATACCTTTTAAAATTGGATATACATGGTGGCACTTATGTGAATATTGGCACTATCCAAAAGTTTTAACACATGCTAGTGTTGATTTGTTCAACTGGAAATTTATTGATGACACAAAGGAATTTTCATTAGACAATATTACAAATTGTCATACCATAACAGGAAATCACTCAGAAAGTTGGTTTTACTTAATTATGGTTGCAATTGAGGGAGTCGGTGGACAAGCAATTAAGCATATTATGAATGTATATGATGAATTACAAGGTGGACGTAAAATTGATAAGATTACATATGAAGTACTTCAAATTTCTGATTACATGAATTCATGTGTTGAAATTATAAAAAGGAATTTTGAAAGATTCACTAATGGTACTCACAAATGTGACCCTGATTATTTTTTCAATAAGCTTAGAATCTATCTTTCTGGATTCAATAACACAACATATTTTCCAGAAGGCGGAATTAAAATTGAGTCAATGGATATTAAGCCAATTAATTTAAAAGGTGGTTCTGCTGCACAAAGTTCATTAATTCAGTTGTTTGACATATTTTTAGGAATTAAACATCCAGAAAAACATTCTAATGACTTTTTGAAGGAAATGCGTGATTACATGCCAATGAAGCACAAATTGTTTTTGGAATACTGTGAAAAATTACCTTCATTAAGAGACTTTGTGGAATCACAAGATGATCATGCGTTAACATCTTATTATAGCATTTGTGTAGAACGTTTGCTGTCATTAAGAAGAGTACATATTGCTATTGTACATACATATGTAATGGCATTTGTCAAGAAAGATTCATCGACGAATGTAAATAAAGAAAAAGGAACTGGGGGAACTGATCCAAATGTATTTTTGAAAAATGTAATAGAAGATACTAATAGAGCTGTTATTTAAATATTTTTATTTAATGAATCAATGAATGTTGATACTATTGTTGATGGGGGTGTTGGAATGTATCGTAGAGCAACAAATTTAAAGAATAATACTTCGACTATTGCAACAAAGAAAAAAGTCAATCCATTGTCTATTAATATTTCTTTTAGTGGTATGCACTGTCCACATTGATGCATGAGTAAATAAACTGTCAAAGAAACAACTACAAACATCCCTAAGTTTGTCATCATCAAACTTCTGAATAGCCACTTATTATGCATGTGTACCAATGGATCTGTTTTACTCAATGCTGACTTTAATTTTGGAACATCAACAGACTGTGATATTTGGGATATAACATTTCTTGCAGATTCTGGTGCATCTTTTAGTGAATGTTCAATTCCTTCTTCAACATTTTCAACTATTTCTCCATTTAGTGTCTTTGTTGTTAATTTTGCAACATAAAACATAAAAAATAATGTTAATATTGTAAAAAGTATTACAACATGTACACCAATATTCACAATTAATGGCGTGTGTTTTGCAGGAGCAATACAGTTATTACTATTCATACTATAATATTATACATGTGAAATATTTTTGTAGAGTGAATATATATTATGCTTGACGCCAAAAACATAACTAGTATAATGTTAAATGTGATATTTGTTGCATCGTTCCTTGGTGTATTTTTTTTCACCTATGCTGCTAAAGTAGAAGAAGAAGTTGTGCAGGAACAAGTTGACTATTTAGTAAAAGATATGACATCAAACTTACAATTGCTTCCTGATGACGCATTAGAAGCAATCAGAATTCAAGTCAAAAATATTCAAAAACCTGACATGTCTGAACTTGATAATAAGGTTAAGGAAAATAATAAAAAAGTATTTGAACAAGCGATGACATTGATAGGAATTACATTGGCTGTTGGCTTATATATTGCTTATAGAGTATCAAATAAATATAATTTCAGTTTGAAAGACTTAATTAAAGAAAATTCGATAATATTATTTTTCATTGGGACAACTGAATTATTTTTCCTAAATGTTTTTGGAAGACATTACTTATCAATTGATCCAAATATGGTTAAGTTAGGTGTTCTTAATAAATTAACAAATTTGTAAAGTAAACAAATAGTTAACTCTCATTTTTTATTATATGGCTTTCGTCATATATTAAATATTAAATAATAAAAAATTGTAAAATATCCCTAGCGGGAATTTTATCATTTTTTATTATTTAATATGTGGCTTTCGTCATATATTAAATAATAAAAAATTGAAAAAACACTGTGTTGTGTTTCTTGTTGTTGACAAGCATCAACAAGAAACAAAACAGGCGTGTTTTTATAATTTTTTTATTTATAATTCGGTCTTTAGACCGAATTATAAATAAAAAAATTGATTCTAAAACTCTTTATTACCTATGTCACATCATACTTTATAGATAAGATGTTTCCAATATATTTTAAGAGAAATTGTGAAGATGAAGACTCAATTTGCCTTTTAGTTGACAATGGACAAATAAAAAATATGATTGTCAATTTTTTAGGTGTAACAGTAAAGGCTGGAATACAAGAAACACTTGCATATATGTTAGAAATTTTAAGACATGGTGACATTTTAAAAATGGTATGTGATGAACCAATTCTGTTAAATGATGTCGTAAACATGATAATGAATTATGATTTAAGTAAGTATGAATTTTTGGAATTGATATTGGCAGAAGGTGGTGTTGTTAAATTTGAAGATTTTAAGACACATATGTTTCCTAAATTTGGCACATTTATTGAAAAATACAAATGTTTAGAAAGTAACAAAAACTTATGTATTAGATACAGCAACGTTATTCCGGAAACAGGTGGAAATTATTTGGATCCGTCAATTACAACAAATTACACAACATTAAATAAATCAATTCAGTTTTACTTTCAATAGTTAAAAATAAAAACTATCATTATATATATTAATGGTTCATTATATCATTACATATACAAAAGTTGGTGAACTTGACTTCTGTGACATATTTAGACAGCCACTTGGAATAGTAATATCTGCTGATAATTATGATGAAGCAGTTGATAAATTATTAAGAATAATAAATAATGGCGAGTTGTTCATAAATAAATATTGGGAAGGGAAAATTAATGCAAAAGAGGAAATTGTTAATAATTTATTTAAGTTAGTCGAAGGTTCAAAATACATAATTCCTTATGAAGCAAATTGTTTTAGGGTTACACCAGAATATTATGTTGCATTTGAAGAATATAAGAAAAAAACCAAAATTATTACAAGAGAACTATTTGATAAATTTAATGTCAATAAAATAAAAACAAAAAACAATATAGATAAAATAATACCTGTGTATGAATTTTTTGAATCAAAAATCATAAGTTAAATTTGCAATATTTAATATAAATAAATTTTACAATTATTGAATTCATAATGATATTATGAATTCAATAATTGAAAAGACTAAAATACACAAATGTAATATACAGTTACCAAAGATCATCGTCTGAGTCTGACCAATCTAGGCCGAAGTTGCGTTCACCTTCTTCTCTGTCGGGCTCGATGACTTGTCTGATGTCCTCAGCTGCTTGTTCCAGAATTTGATTCATCCGATGTGGGGCATCTTCTTCAGCTGCGGCTTGAAGGACATTTTGACGCTCATGATCGTCAATTGCTTCTCGCATTACTTGAATAAGATGCTCTCGTTCTTCTTCGGGAATAACTGCAGGAACTTCTGCGGGAAGTAATACAGGAACTTCTGCGGGAAGCTCTGCGACTTGGTTCTGTGGCGTACGTGGATCACCATAGACATCTAGTCCAGTGCATTCGCCATGTGCAACCCATCTTATGCCTGCTGAAAACATTCGTCGACACATCCAGCAAAAATGCTGGTTGCATTTCGAACATTGCATGTGCATACATCCCGCAGTTTTCTGGATAGCAATCCCGCAGTTGGGACAAGGCTTGAATCCAAGACGTCTAAGCTCTTCTGGCAACTCGTAACATGCTCCGCGATGCTCAAACTCATGACATAGTCTACAGTGTCTGTGGCCAGACGGACACTGAATTGTTCTGTTGTCCGGCGTACTGACATGTATGGGCTCGAAAAACCTATGAGTGCAACCGTTAGTCTTGCAGATACAGTGGTTTGCGAAGTCCCATGCGCTGTAATGAATTCTATCAGCCCCTTCAACTCCTCTCTCAATTGCTGTACTCTGCAAAACATGCAGAGTCTTGAGTCTGGTGATCCTAGCTAGTTCTTTCTCTACGTAGTCACGCAGAAGCACTTCGACTCGCTCACCCAATGGTGTCTTCTGGCGATTCTTTGCTAGTGCGGTGATGAAGCCCTTTGTGGTGTTCCACCATTTGATAGTTTCCCTAGGGCGAGAGTCGTTGGGCAAGCCATGTTGGTCGAATGTGACCTTTTCAGTTGTGAATTCAACAAGCATGTCATAGTAGTCAAAAATCATGTTTATGCACCATTTGGCAGCATAAGAACATTTGTGTTCTGGCAATCTTTTATGAATAATCGCTGCGTGGTTTATCAACAAATACTTAAGATTGCTGATAAACTCGTCATCAGAACTGCCAGCCAAAGCGATAGTTCGTCCGTAGGGTGTGACGGCGATTGATGTTGGCGTGACTTCAAGACAATCCAGATGACTTATGCGTTCTCTTGGGACAGACGGAACAGACGGGACAGATGGAACAGATTCGGAGAAGGGCACAAATGCGCGATTGTTCATCTTAAACAGATATCTGCCTTTTGCCAAGAACACCTCGCACATTGCGATTTCCTTGATGATAATTTTGTCGACAGCCAGCTTTATTTCCCTAGCCAATGAATGACGCGGCGACGCGAGTTCTTTCCTTAGTTCTTCTATGACCTTTTCAGCAGTTGACGACATCGCAAAGTTGCGAATGATGTTGGCATACGTGTTGTACTCCTTCTGTATTTTAGGGAATGGATCGATTCTTTTGCCGAATCGATTTTTGATCTTCTTTCGAAGGTAAAGTTCATTGTGGGCGTGTCTTGCAAACTTCATGAGTTGCAGCATAATTCCGTTGAACATGTCTGTGTATTCCGCAACTGACTTCTTTGTGATGCTGACACCAGAAGTCACAAAACTTCTTATGGCGTCGTAGTGCAAGTCGAGGTCATCAGACTGTACTCCATCTCCATACCTTGCCTGCCACTTGCGCAAGACAATGAAGAAGTCTGCCACCTGTTGCACATCCGTAAATGACTTGCCTATGAAGGATGATGGGAGAGTGTTGTCCATTTTTGAAATGGAATAGAACGATAGTCAAAAATTGTCGCAAAGAAAGCAGACAAAAGAGACAATAACTGTGTAAAAATCAAAAGACAATGGGCAGTGTAGATATAATGAAATTTCAATTTTTTATTTATATTTACTGGCTTTAGCAAATATAAATAAAAAAATTGAAAGTAGCAACATTCTGAAGAGTCTATAAAAAAAGTAAATATTATATCGAAATGGAGAACGCTGCCGAAATGGAGGACGCTACTGCAGGTGTGCCTGCAAACAATCAGGCATATTAATACAGGGATATGTCTGTTTTTCGCATTTTTTAGACCCCCGAGAGACGAAAGTTTCTTGATTAAAAATGCGTGCTTCTTCCCCCTACAACATGACAAAGAAGAAGTAATATTTTGTGGGGATTCGGCTTGGTATTTGGGATTGTCGTCTAGTCAACGATGATTTGAAATACACATTTTTTCGCAATTTTTGATTAAAATTGCGTGCTTCTTTCGTGACAAGGGAGAAGTAATATATATCATGTGCGATAATCGGCTTCGTATTTGGGGCTATCGTCTCGTCAACGAGGTTCGAAATACGTCCCTTACTCTGAAGGGAAAATGTATTCTGGACGGAGAATACACAGAGGAACCTACATTTGCAATCTATGTGCATGGAGAGGATCCCTGTGCATATAGTGCGTAAACGTAGCAACATCAGACCGGCGTTTAAGAGTAAACAACGTAAACATATCACAGGGAGACGTCCTTAGTGGTATCATCAACACAAACCAAACAAACCGCATCCAACACCCCTATAAAACCATTTTTATAGGCGCGCTGGATTGCATTTTATTTAAGTGATATTACAAGTTTTTTTATGTTTTGTCCCCGTATTTTTTTCTTTCCATTTTAACCACTGTGGAGTTGTTGATACAACTAAATGGAAATCGACTGTGTCAGTGTTATTTGTAATAGTTGCATCATCAAAACTAAATAATCTAAATGCCACAGGTTTGTTTGTATAATTATCATAATTTTCAAGAGTTCCAAAAAATGTATTATGTAACAATTGGCTAATATAACTATTAAGATGTAGTTCAACATCTTCAACATATGGCTTGTCAAACGACTCGCCTTTTGTAGAAATAAAAATGGCTGGAGTGGTTACATATAATTTAAATGAAGATCCCTCATATGACAAACTACCTTTTGCTGCATCTCTTTTTTTAAATGTAATTTCTGGTACAGTTGTTTTTGGAATTGTTATTGTTAAAAAAGTAGATGAAACTGAAAAATTTGTAAAAGACAACACATCACTTTTATTTACGATAGATAATAATTGTGAATAAATCAGTGATTTATTTGCAAGAAATGCATTTTCAAATAATGGATTTACAATATCTTTTAATATATTTGTTACATCTGTTTTCTTTTGCTCATTTTGGTGATTTAATTCTGCAATATGAACAAAACGTTCAACAATAGCTTGTGGTGTAACAGTATATTCACTCATTTTTAATATCATATCTTTGGTTTATTGCATATATAGTTTAAATTTCATTTTTTTATTGACATAAACAAATAACATGTGCCACATTATACACTTCGCCTGCCATCTGTACTTTCGATAGAGACATCTGATCTTGTCATATCTAACACAAGATCGCTTTGTGATAGCTTAACTGAAAAGTCAATAATTTCTACATATTTCAATAATTCTTTTAATTTTTTTGTGTCGACATTTGAACCTGTCACATTAAGTACTTTTAATTTTCTACATCCAGACAAATAGGTGACATTTTCTAAATTACAATATTCTAATCCAATATATTCTAATTCAGGCAATTCTCTCAACAACGAAACATCAAAGGGAAATTTAATTAACTGTAATTGAATTGTTTTTAATTTTTGTAAATATCTAATATTTGTGAAATCAAATGGTTTTGGATTTGCCATATTTGCAATTTTCAAAATTTCAAGATTTGTCAAGTATTTTATGTCATTAATGTTATCTGAAAATATGGATGAATATGGATCTGTTATATAGACATATAATGATTTTTCTATTGAAATATAATCTTCCAATCTATCCATTTTTGCAGGCGTTCCATAACATCTCAAATCTGCGGGCAAACCTCTGTACAAAGACAATTGTTTTTGTGTAATCGGAAATGCAGCACTCTTGTGAAATGACACAAATTGAGGTTTTCTTAATTCTTCAATTTCCTGTTCAATATTTTTAATAAGTTTGTATATCGTATTTATTTCACTCGCAATATTATTTATTGGAATTCTGATATTGTCTGCCAATCTTGTTCCTTGAAATGGAAATGAATATGACAACAAAACATATGATGTGGTTTTAGTCACACGCAAGCTGGAATCAATATAATAAGTCAATGCATACTTTAATCGTTCATTTATATCAAATTCCACATTGCACTGAACTAAATCCCTTGTGTCGATGTATTTTGAATATACCTCATCATCTTTTATAATTTTAATAAATGTATTGTCAAGAATAAAAGAATAGTCATATATCAAGAAATATGACATTTTTCACATTAACTGGATGAAGATAATGTAAGAAATAACAGAAGATTATTTATAGATGAAGATTCAATTTTTTTATTTATAAAAAAATGATGGAAACGCGAATAGTGTTTCCACAATTTTTTTTATTTTCATAAATAAAACATATTATGTCTATCGCGTCATCATATTAAAAAGCTCAGACAAAATTATTCTAACATATTCTTCTTTCATTTTTTTCACATTGGTCTTTTTAAATTCATCATAACATCTTACAATTCTTTCATTATATCTTTTGCAAAATTCTTCTTTTGAGAAAATTTTATTTAATTCCATTTCATACTTAACATGATTATAAAGATGTTTCTTTCCAGCTTTTACATAGGCCAAAATATCAAGGAACATGACATCATTTTCGCCTTTTTTAAGAACATCATATAATTTTAGAACATCACTGTAACTTAATTTTCCATCATTATAATCTTTTTCTTCTCTATATTTTTTCTTCATTTGTTCATTAATAAAATAGTCAACATTGTCTTGCAAATATCTATTTCTATTCTCAATAAATTTTTCTCTATTATTCTCTAATTCTTTTCTATATTTATCAACATATGGTGTAATATCTATTTTTGTTTCTGAAATTCTTGTTGGTTCTGTTTCAAAAATGATGCTGCCTTTTTGAAAATGATCTCTTGTCAAAGATTTGATTTTAAGACAATATGTTTTGTCTGTCAATAATATTTCGTCGAAAGTCTTTTCAAAACTAAATTCTAATAACTGAATTATAGAATCATATGGTAATCCAAGATGTCTAATGTATTTATTTGTGCATTCATTAACTGTTTTTTTTGCATTTTCTAAATTTTTATTTAGTTTTTTCAATACATTATCATTATCTTTTATGTCACGTCTTTTTTGTTTCTTCAAATTCTTTAAAAATGATTTAAATTGATAATTAATTAAACAACATACATTGTGTTTCGCATGTTCTGATAAATCAGTTGTTTTAATTAATTTCTTGACTTTATTTTTTAATGTATTTATATGCATAAAATATTCTTTTCCGCAAAGGAAAAATGATTTATTGTTATTTATGGCAATATTATTGTAATTTAATAGATAATTATTTATAATTAACAATAATTGATTTTCAGCAGCTGTTAAATTTGCATCATACATTCTGTAAAACTCTTTAGTGAAGTTATCTCTCATAGTCACCCTATATTCATTTGCTAAATTCATAGGGACTTCGCAAAATCTTGTGTCATAATCATCTAAAAGTTTATAAAAATTATCATATAGTGGACACATATAGCTTCTGTAAATGCTTTCCTTGCCGGTTGGTTCTACATAAATCACCATTTTATTGTTGTTAGCCCAATCTCTAATGTCTGACATGACATTATTTGTAACAACATCAAGATTCAATTGTGGTATTGGAGTTGTATTTAACAACATTATAATATTAGATATCATTGATGCATAATTAATATCTGTTGCATTTACTTCTGGCATTGATAATTGTGACAAAATGTCAATTATATATTTAAAATTATCATTTGAAATAAATTCAATATATTTATCATATGAATCTTCTTCTAAACATTTTCTTGCTTGGTCTGTTAATATATCTTCTTTAATAATGTGAATATCAAATGATTCATTAATAAAATGTTTGATTGAGTCATTAGAATCATTATTGTACATCAAAAAGGTGTCATCTTTTACATCTAAATTTTTGTCTGCATCAATTACTCTAAAAATCAACTCGGGATTTGAATATCTTGAAAATCCGGTTTGCGATAGATATACAACAAGTGAATCAAACAATTTGAGTGTTGAATTACTTATAACATGTCTTTCATTTAAAATGATCACGTCAGACACTAAATATGCAAATGTCATTAATTTAACATCATTAATTGAATTTAAATCCAATGAGGGATAATCTAAAAACAACACATTAACACCATTTAATTCCAAATATATGCCATTTATGTCATTTGATACATTTGGAAATGGTTTGCAATTTTGGTTAGAAATATATGTACACAAGCAGTTTAGAAAAGTGGTTTTTCCAGTATGAGGTTTACCAATAACTGATACTATGTATGTCAAAGTGTCTCCATTAATTGGATATTCTTCATTTGTGAATATGCCGTCATTAATAGTGCTTAGTTTGAAGCTAGTAATCAATTCCATTCCGCAGTTGGTAGTACTCATATATTACCTAATATATAAAATGATAATTTCAATTTTTATTTTTAAATTATTTCCTTCAGAAATAATTTAAAAATAAAAATTATGGAATTCCCGCTAGGGATATTCCACAATTTTTTATTTTCACATATGTTCTTTCCATAAAATCCGCCTAGGATTTTTACAATTTTCACATATGTTCTTTCCATAAATCGCGAATAGCTATTTTACAATTTTAAATTATTGAATTCCCGTTAGGGATATTCCACAATTTTTCATCATAGTTCTTTCCTTTATCATTTTTATAATTTTTTTATAATTTAAAAATAAAAAAAATGAAACCATAACATCTAGCAAACTAAATTATATATCCATTATATATACCAAAATGGATCCAATTTCAATAGGGACAATGATTGCAGGTGCTGGCATTGTGACGACTGTGGGCAAAGATTTAATTGTGCAAAGCATTCTATCAACAACAAGAGGAATTTCAAGCGGAATTGCTTATCTATTTACATCAACATCACAGAGAAAAGAAGTGAAAGAAATTAAAATTTTATTGGAGAAACTTGATATAGAAGCTGAAGTAAAAGTTGTTGAAGCATTTGTGAAAAAATTGAGTGAAGACAAAAAAGACTCTATTGATGTAATCGCAATGGCTTTAGAAAATCTAAAAAACACTGTTGAAAAAATAGAAAAAGAGTTAGATGAAATAAAGAAAAAAATAGAACAGGAAAATAATACATCATATATTGGCAGTTGGTGGTACGGATATCCAGACTTAACACCAAACTATAATGAAATTGAAAAATTGTCTTCAGTATTTAAAACAAGACTTGACATGTTAATTAAAATTGTATCATCAATATAATGGACATTTATAATTTGGCACAATGTCGAGTTCTATGTTTTTTATATCTACATGGACATAGTTATTTTTAATGTCATCTGATATCCTTTTTTGCAAACTTTCTCTGATATATCCATATATATAAATAAATTTTGTTTTAATTTTTTTTAGTAATTTTGTCTAAACGTGAAAATATTACATCTATGTCTCTATAAGTGTGACTTAATGTTCTAAAATCAAAATATGGATAAGTGTCAATTCTAAATTTTAATGGATAGCACCCACAAAAATTTTCAACATAACCTCTTGTAATAATTTTATCTATTTCATCTTTATATTCGGGGTTTGCACTGCAACATGCATCATATTTTGTGAATAATGCCCTGTGTAATGCAACAAAGAATTCTCTTACTGACACATGTTCACAATTATAAATATATTCACAATCAAAAGTAATTCTTTTAACACATTCATCTGTTCTTAATGCTCCATTGTGAATCAAGTAATTTTTTAGATCGACCGTATTTTTGTCATAGGGCGTATAAATTTTAATTCCATCAATTTCAGTTACATTATTTTTGTCTTCTAATCTTTGCCAAATGGCATCAAATTTCACATTGCAATCGTCAGTCCCATATTTGGCACTTTTGAACAAAATTTTGTAAAATTGATAATTTGACATACGATTATTTATATTAATTACTGTATTAATATTTATTGGAATTGTCTGTTTATATTTGTTAATTTTATCAACTAAAAGATCAGTAGTGTACTGTATTGCCAAACTGTTTACGCTATCCCATTTTTGAATAACTTTATAATTATGCATATTGATATGTTGTTTGTCTGTTGCATCCATTATTGACAAGAGATTTCTTATTGCATATCTTTTGTCTGTATGTGACTTGACATAACTCATATCATCAAATCCCTCAGCAATATATTCAATATAAATGACTCTTGAATGATATGTAAGATTCCAACAATCTAATCTAATTGTATAATCATCTGTGTAACTAATTTTACATTGTTCTAATAGTCGTTCGACAATTTCTGGTTTGATATTGAATTTATTAAACATAATCCAATCAGAAATATGTAACCTAGGTCCATAATCACAATAGTTTTTGGGATCTTGAGTCAAAAATTCAAATGTATCATGGTAATAATCACCATATCTTGATCGCCATTTGACATTCCTTTGTCTTTCTAATTCAGTCATCGAATTAAATAATTCTAATGATGATTTGATTTCCTCTGTCATCTGCTCAGATATAGTATGTCTGTCTTCATACAAATCATGACGTGCATCTGTAATTAATTCTTCGAGTTTTCTTTTTATCCCTTGTTTCTGTTCATCTTTTAAAGATGCATATTGTGACATATAATAATCAGACAGTTCCATTTTGGTTTATGATAAATAAAGATATAATGAACAAGTAATAATAAAATCAATTTTTTATTTCCAACTTAAATTCTTGGTGCCTTATTGAGAAGTGAAAAAACACTGCTCTTTTGTAATTCAAAATTAAAACTTGATTGAATATCATCATAATTTCTAAAATACCATCTTGCAATGGCGTGATAATTATGCATATTAATATGACTTTCCGGCAACTTTCCCATGATTCTAAGTAATATTAAAGCAGTATCTTTTATATCTTCATCTGATGTTGGAAAGTCCAATTCATCAAATTTTGTACTGTCATATTCTACATTAGACCAATCATAATCATTTACGCTAATAGTTACTTTCCAACAATCGATATAAAATTCGTCCAAGGGAACATCCTTTCTACATTTAAATCTGATTCTTCGAAGATATCTTTCAACTAATTCTTCATCAATTGGATATCTATTAAACATCAGCCAGTCAGACATATGAATTGTTTGTTCTTTATCTTCAAACCAGTCAAATGCAAATTCTCTAGGATCTAATGTGCTTTTTCTAGATCGCCAAATGACATTATATTTGTCTTGGTCTTTGCTATTTTGTGTATCGATTAACTTTTTAAATTTTTCATCTTTAATTCCAAATACATATGTTTTGTCTGGACGTAAAACTTCATCAACCATTTCCCAAATTTTATCTTCAGTGAACAATGTTAATTTTTCTTTTAGATCGTCACTCATATGTGAATATACTTTGTTATGTAGATATTCTGGAATACTAAATGTAATTGGTACATATGGTTGTTTTCCTATTTGTCTATTTTGTCGGATATATGAAAACATTTTATTTTTGTCAATAGCTCCATTTTTGAATAAATATGCAACACTTCTTAGTTTATACATGTTGATCGACATTTTTGATTACAATAAATAAAGATATAGTGGCTATTCGATTTTTTTTTCAATTTTTAATTATTCAATATATGGCAAAAGCCATATATTGAATAATTAAAAATGATAAAATAGAATTAATATTTCAACAAAGACTTGTCTTTAATTCCTTCAATAATCTTTTCAAAATTTCCATTGGGATTATGTCTTTTGTATTTATAAAAATCAAACAATGGCATTTTGTCAAATCGTGCACATAGGTCAATATTATTATATATATTTACATATTTTGTATGATACCTTTTTTCATGTGCATCTAGGATTTTTTTTGCATATTCGACAGTTATTTTATCCACACTGTGGTAATTAATCATGGCACATAACAATTCTTCTGCTTTGATATCGCCACAGTAAAAAACATGTTTGATACTGAAATTAATTTCATCGATTAATCTTCTTGTTCTGTGTTTGCCATGCAATTTTTCATATTCATGTAAATCAATAGTGTCTTCATTAAAATCTGGAATTTTAATTGGTTCACAAATTCCATATAGTGGTTTATTATATGATCCATGTACTGCCCATTTTGTCATCATTTCATTTAGTTCTTTTTTTGATAATCTTTGTTTCAATTCAATAATGTATTCTTCTGGTTGAATTAATACTTCTTTATTTTCTTTTTTATATTTATATTCATACATCATTGAATATGATGCATTAAGGTCTGACCTATTTCTTTCAAACCATCTTCCAATGACATTGTAATTATGCATGTTTAAATATTCTGGGGGGATTTCATTCATAATATGAAGTAAAGCAATAGACACAACTCTCAAATCTTGATCTGATTTTGGAAATTCCAGCTTTTCGAAATCTGTGTCATCATATAAAATTTCTGTCTTCGGATCAAATTGACTTTTTGTATATCCGCTTAATTTTCGCCAACAATCGATTCTTGTGCCATATAATTTGTCGTCACTGTAATTTTCTTTTTGAAGAGAATCTTTTTCTAAAAATCTGATTTTCTTCAAATATCTTTCAACAGAGTCTTCATCAATGGGGTATTTACTAAACATCAGCCAGTCAGACATATAAATCACCTGCTTCCCATCCTCAAAAAAATTAAAATTAGGTTGTCTTGGATCCAAATTACTGTATCTTGATCTCCAAATTATACTTGTCTTATTTGTATTATCTTTTTGTTGTTGTTTAACTAGATCAGTGCAAATATATGCAGGTCTGTTCCATGGATCTGGACGAAACCATTGTTCATTTTTCCAGTGAGCTTCATATATCATTTCTTGAAGTTTGTCTTCTACATACAAATTTATCTTATTTAATTGTTCAGATGTCATTTTAGAATAAACACCGTCATACAATTGTTTTGGAATTCTCATTGTCAAAGGAACTGACTTAGAATATAAACTTCCTCTATTTTCCCTGATATGTGCAAATATTTTATTGCGATCTTTAATCTTATTAATCAAATGACCTAGGCTTGCCAGTTTAAAACCATTGAATGACGCCATTTTAAAGTATAAATGTTATGAATACATGATACATAAATTTTATTTTTCAATTTTTTATTTTTAACTTTGGTTAAAGACAAAAAGGATAAAGTCAAATTTTTTTGATTTTACAATTTTTTATTTATAAAATAATAAATAAAAATGATAGCATAATTGATAATAAATAAATAATAGTTACACTTGTTCCTTGACAACAACGCGTAATTTTAAATTTGTGGAAATGATACTCTTGATTCTGCCATTCGCATCAAAATCAATACAACACTATTTTCAGTCAACACTTTTGAAACACGTGAACGCGCTGACTTTTAATAATAACAATCATTGCACTTGTGCCTTCACCACAACGCGCAATGATTGAGACATCATTAGACGATGTCCAATTGATATAATTGTTTAGTCTTTAAGCAGTTTTAGTTTCAATTTTTTTTATTTACAATTTGGCCTAAAGGCCAAATTGTAAATAAAAAAAATGATAAAATCGCGAATAGCGATTTTACAATTTTTTAATAAATATTAAGTACATCTCATGATAAAATCGCGAATAGCGATTTTGCAATTTTTAATCATATGTATTTTCTAAAGAAAATACATATGATTAAAAAGACTGAAAACACGCCTAGTGTTTTCACAATTTTTTAATAAATATTAAGTACATCTCATGATAAAATAATACATTACTAATTTGTCAACATTTTTCCATTTTTATATTCATATACCTCTTCCAATTCACCATTTTGATTATATTGTTTATATGTACCATGTAATTTACCATTTTTGTATTCACATTCCATTTTCATAATTTCACTGTCATAATATTCAAAATATTTGCCTTCTAGTTCTCCTTCAATGTAATTCGCAATTGTTTTCTTTTTGCCATTTTTCCACCATTCTTCATATTTGCCATTTATTTTTTCATTAATTTGTTTGTCTCGCACGACTAAAATATATTCACATTCAACAGCAACTTGGCCATTGTCATATCGTGTAATAAATTTGCCATTTAGTTTTCCATTTGTATAGTAACATTTTTTGTATTGTTCTTTATTATCAAACCATGATTCGTACATGCCATGGATATCTCCATTTTCAAATGTACATTCTGTTTCTCTGTTTCCATTTGTAAACCAAGATCTAAATAGGCCATTGCGAATTCCATTGTCATATTCAAATTCCAAAATTTTTGTATTATCTTTATTCCATGACAGATATTTGCCATGCTTTACTCCATTTATAAAGTAACATTCTACATAAGGGTTATCATTCTCATGATACACGTTGTACTTTCCATGTAATTTTCCATTGATATATTCACATTCGATATATCTACTACCATTTGTATGCCAAATCATATCTTTTCCATTTCTTTCTGATTTTGCCAAGTAATATGCTGGTTCTAATGTCAAATAATATCTAATACCATTTGACAAAGTAGAATTTAGATCATCATAAATGAATTTTGTCTCTTCCACATTTTTTCCCGCAATGTATTTTATTTGTTTTCTATAAAATGCACTTTTTGCCTCTGTCAATTCTGTTAATGTATTGATATCAATTATTTTTTCCACATGGAATTTATCTCCTTTAAATTCAGAATAATTTTTATCATATATGTCATCTCTTGTTTCATTGGTAATGGTGTTTTCTAATTTCTTTAAAATGACAATTCTATTTGCACAAGCCTTGTACACAAATAATGGATTTCCGATATATGCATTACATTTGCTTAATAATGTACTGTGATACCTTTTTACAATAAATTTAGATGATGAAGATCTAAAAGCCATTTTAACATTGATATATTGTTCATAAATGATAAGTGATATAATATAGATTGTAGAGTGTAGACAATGATGAATTCAATTTTTAATTATTTATTTTATGTGTCAACATAAAACAAATAATTAAAAATGATGGAAACGCAAATAGTGTTTCATATGTATTTTCTAAAAAATTGATTTTTTATCAGTATGTTTACCCATCATAAAAATAATATATTAGATATTATAATGAACTTTTGTCCTGTCAAAATGGAACAAAAACAGGAACGATGTGAATGTGAAATATGTGACCCTAGATATGACTTTTATGCCGATGCTGGTTTTGATGCAACTGCATCTGATGGATGGGATCTTTCACTGCCTGACCCTTGGGATCCCGATGCTGTGCAAAAGGGATGGGAAACAAATGATAATCCTAAATTTGAACCAAAAGAAATTATAAGAACATCTGAAAAACCGTATTGGCAATCCGCAAGACATTATAAAGCGCCTGTTTTGATTCCTGACACAGAATATGATGCTGCAAAAGAAAAGCGTTTTGAACAGACATATCATAATAAAAAAAGACGTAATAATAGAGTTGACACATATGAAGAAGCACTAGATCAACATAGACATACAGATTTAATAAAAATATTGGAAAAAGATTCTGAAGTGTCTGACGAAATTATGCATAGGATAATCAAAGAGTGTATTCTTGCCAGACCAAGAAGAATGTATGCATGCACTATTGCCTATTGGTTGTTGAGATTAAATAAAAAATTAAAATCACTCCCAGATTCAGTCGAAATTGCAAACTTATGTGCAGGTGTTATTAATGAATGTAATTCGTGGCAATTTCATCGCCATTGCGACAGAGGAGTATATTTACATATCCCTTTTGAATTTCGCGAAAATAATGAACATATAATGCAAAATTATGACCGATATGCTTGCAGCCATACTGAATATTCATATAAGAAAGATTTAACAAGTATTGAACATTTATATTGTTCAAAAGAACATTTCATGATGCCACACAGAACATTTCATTTTGAATTTTTTGATTACTATAATAAAAAATATTCGCCATATATTCTTATTCCTAAATGTGCCAAGGATGATTGGATGAGAACAGACTACAAAAAAGTGCCAAATATGTCTGATGTGATGACAGAAAAAAGAATCAAATTAGCAAAAGATATTTGGAATTTACATCAGGTCGAATGGAAAGACATCAATTATATTTATGACTTAACCGATTTAATTAAACAATTGAGGAAATGGTTAGGAAATCCTGAAAAAGACAAAGTTATCATTAAGAAAAGAAATCATAAGAGAAAGAAAAATACAAAAGATATAAAAAACACATATACATACACCTATAAACGTTCTAATAATGTTTCAGCTGAATTTAAGAAAGATACCAAAATGAAAAATGATGCTTTAAAATTATTAGGTATTTTAGAAGGTAGATATCAAAATTTTTCGAAGCCATCTGTTAAACAGTTATTGGAGCCAATCGAAAGGACAAATTTAGTATCAATGATTGCAACTGATGATGAGATTAAGAAAGACTATTTAACGTCGTTAATTGTTGGATTGATAGTCGCCGAAATTGCATATACCACCACATGTGTAAAAGAAAGCAAATATCCCACACACATTAAACAATTAATTGAAAAATTAAAGACATATAGAGGTACAAATTGGTTTTTGCTTGGTTCTATTTTGCCATATTCTGACATATTATCACATGTTGAAAAGACCAATGTGGAAAAAATGTTAAAAATTACATTAGATTTGTTAAATTGTGCAGGTGATTTTCTTGAAACTCCATACAACAATGGTGTAAAAGAATGTATTGAGAGCGACATCCCAGAAGAAAGAATGATTGCAAAACCATCAGTTGATATTGAAGGATGGAATAAGGTTGCAAATGGATTTTGTAATTTGCTTGGTTTATACAGGTGTTTATGTTTTGAATTGGATATTGAACCTATTCCTATTTTTAGATGTATGTCTTTGACTTCAAAAGATACGTGGTTATTAAATAAAATAGAGGAATTAAAAAAAAGAAGTGATGCAGGATGTACTGATAAAGATTTTGTGAAGAAATATGAAATGTACACAATACAGGAAAAAAATAAAGAAGCATTTAGACTATTATCAATTGCAAACATCAAACCTTGGAGTGCGCTGTCTTTAGACAACACAAAAAGATTAAAAGATATGATAGAAATGATTATTAAGGGATCTGGATGTAAATCCAGTGCTTGGTTTGGACTGTCAAAAGAAAGAGAAAAAGAAATGGCATCCTATGATTTAGGAGATAAAACAGAATTGTCAAAAGAAATAGCAGATGAATTAAAGAATATTGAAGCATTTAACTGGTATTGTCTTTTGCTTTGAGTTTATTTATGAAAATAATTAAGCGAATTTATAATATGCAGAAATTTAAATTAATTGCGACCCATGTATTAAGTGATGATTATCAGAAGGGTTCACTAGGTGGCAAAGTGGTGCCAGCAAAAAAACCAATTATTTTTTATGTCAATGTTGAGCCGGACAAAAAACCTTATTTAAAAATGTATGACAATAACAAGCATCTTATATATACAAATGATTTGAATTGTCAAAAACCACTGAGAGACATAAATGAAAAATTTATTAAATTTCAATTAAATTGGCCTTGTGGAAGCGCATTGACATTCTTTGATAATGGAACATTTGATTATTATATTTATGGGTCTGGAGTGCCTTATATACACAGGTATCGCGGAAAATTTGAAAAAAAAGAATAATATATTAATATTATTATGGAAAATGAATTATTGCGATTGAAATTTACATTGAATAATAATGTTTATTGCGCAGTGTTTTGTAAAGCAGAATATTTTGTGACAGACGCTGAAGATGAAGCAGCTGATGATATTGATACAGTCAAATATCATTACATCAATAGACTGCCATCTCCATATTTTTATTTATTTACAATAAATGATGGAATGATGAAACTAACAAATTCAAATTTAAATTTACATGGACATAAGTATTTAGGCAAAAGAGACAATGTAGATACATTTATGTGGGGCAATATCGAGCCAACAATCGATGAAAATTCAATTACTATTCCCTTGGCCAATCTAGGAACAATAAAATTTACAAAAGACAAGCAAGTCGAATATTCATTTCCATCTTTTAGAATGAATCAACTAATTACACATAAAGGCATATTCGAACTTTTATAATATGTTTAAATTTCATAATTATTATCATAAAATTATAATTATGGGTAAGTATAAATTGACCACAGAAGACGGATCGACAATTTTTTATATGGTTTGTAGGGATGATTATAAATTATATCCGAATTTCAATAAAATATATTTCTGTTTAAGCAAACCATATTTGTATATATATGACGAATCAAATAAACTTTTGACGACAAATAAAAGAATATATGATCCAAAAAATCAACATTTACATGAGTTGATTATTGACAAGGGACATTTTTGCAATAAAGAACCAATATTAAACAAAGATTATGTCAAAATTCCATTGAATTATGAAACAGACGGATATTTAATTTTGTATACAAATGGTGATTTTGAATTAACAAATAATGTAAAACATTGGAAAGGCAAAAGTGAAAAAATAAAAGAATCTGATTTAAAAAAACTGTCTGATGAAAAAACTATAAAAAAATATAAACTAACAGCAACACATGAATTAAATCCTGATTATGAAAAGGGTTTGTTAAATGGTGAAGTAGTGCCAATTAAGACTACTAAAATTTTTAATGTTGTGCTTGATTTTACAGATAAGGAAAAGCCATATTTGCATATATATGACGATAAAAAACTTTTGTTAAATACTAATAAAAATTCTTATCAAATGATAATGAAACATATTGAAAGAGTAAATGAAAAATACAAAATAGATAAAAACTTTATTGACATTCCATTGAGTGCAAAGAATGGAGGTCATTTAATTTTGTATACAAACAATGAATTTGACTATTATATTTTCGATTCGCCTTTTCCAGATACTGTCATGCCATATTTAAGCAGATATTATGGAACATATGAGTTAATCAATGAGATCCAAAAAGAAATCTAATGATTTAGTATCAGACCCAATAATTTTTCCATTATCATCATAATATCTTAATTGTAAAGCTAGTTTATAATCAAGATTGCTTGTAAAGTCTTTGATTTCTTCAGGTGTCATAAATCCACCTTGTCTTTTGAATGTTTCTTGACTTGCATGTGATAATGAATTGATGTAATCTTTTGTTAATGTACATAGATATCTTTTTGAATTTACATGTTGAGACACAAGCCAGCAAATTCTTTCATTGAATCCTAATTTTCTTAAGAAGTCAGCCCCGATTGTCTCATGATTCATCTTGCCATATCCATCCATGTCATTTGTTAAATCAATGATATGTCCGATGTCATGTAAAAAACATGCTAAAATCATATCATTATCAGAGTGTTCATTCGCAGCAAGAGTGCCTGTCTGTAATGCATGTTCTAGTTGTGTTATATCTTCACCGATATAATCACTTGCCCCATTCTTTTCAAATAACTGTCTGATTACTTCTTTTTTTGACATTCTATATTCCTATAATTATATATTGTTTTTAACTATTTTTTCAATTTTTTATTTTTACTTATATGTTAATGACATATAAGTAAAGATAAAAAATGGTAAAAATGTGTTCTAGTATTTTTTCAATTTTTAATTATTGATAATTCAATATATATGAAAGAAACAATATTGTTATTACCGAATCAGTTATTTGAAAAAAAATATAAAAATGCAAAAATTTATTTATATGAACATCCTGTTTTCTTTACAAAATACAATTATCATAAAAAAAAATTGGCATATCATAGAGCAACAATGAAGTCATATGCAAATTATTTAGAAAAGGAGTGTAAATGTGATGTTGAGTATGTCGAATTTAGAACAGAACCAGAAACCTTATACAAAAAATTTAAAAATAGCAACATAACAATATATGATCCCTGTGATTTTGATATTTTGCATGAATTAGAAAATTACAGAAAAAAACATAACATAAAATTTAATGTATTACAAAATGAATTATTTATATTGACTACAGACGATATTAAAAGCTACATAGATGAAGTTGGGACATATAACAATGCAGTATTTTATAAATGGATTAGAAAGGAAAAAGATATATTAATGAATAAAGATAAGCCAATAAACGGTAAATGGAGTTATGATACAGAAAATAGAGAACCATTTCCTAAAAATTTTTCAACTGATGTTAAATTAGAATATGGAAATTCAAAATATGAAAAAGAGGCATATGATTATATTGATAAATATTTTAAAAATAACTTAGGTGATGTCAAAATATATTTACCAATAACACATGAAGATGCAAAAAAACATCTTATGAAATTTTTGAAATATCGTTTAGATAATTTTGGAAAATATGAAGATGCGTGTTCTGAAAATATTAATTTTGGATATCATTCAATATTGTCTGCAATGTTAAACATTGGTTTAATATCACCAATTTATGTAATAGAACAAACAACAAAATATATAAATAAAGTATCATATGCATCAATTGAGGGGTTTGTCAGACAAATTGTATCTTGGAGAGAATATGTTAGAATGTTGTATCAGTTAGAACATAAGAAATTTATTAAAGACAATTTTTTTAATCATAAGAGACATATAAATAAAAGCTGGTACGATGGAACAACAGGAATTGCGCCAATAGATCATTTAATAAAGAAGGCATTGAATTTATCTTATTTGCACCATATTGAACGACTGATGCACATTGGGAATTTTATGTTGTTAAATATGTTTTCACCAAAAGAAGTATTAGAATGGTTCATAAGTGTTGTCAGTATTGATGCATATCAGTGGGTCATGGAACCTAATGTTTATGGTATGTCACAGTTCTCTGTGGGAAATTTAATGATGACTAGACCTTACTTTAGTTCATCAAATTATATTGATAAGATGTCAACATTTAAGAAAAAAAAAGACAAATATGATAAAATAAAAATAAATAAAGAAGAATATGAATGGTTTGAAATATGGGATGTATTATATTATTATTTTATTTATAATAATAAAACTTATCTTAAGACAAATTATGCAACAGCTAATTCAGTAAAATTGTGGAATAATAAAGCAAAAAAAGAACAAAATAATATAATTAAAATTGCAAGGGAATATCTAAAGAAATACTAATGTATTTCTTTCCAAATGTCATATCCATATTTGATTTCTCTCTTAATGTTGTCTTTTTTCAATCTTGCATTTGTTCTTGCTTTTCTGTTAGAAATATCATAATATCCACATTCTCTACACCATTTGTTACCACATACATTATCTTTTACTTTTTTTAAAAATACATATGACAATGTACTTTTATCAGGAATTTTTTCATTTGGAAGCATTGCAAACGCATATTTTTTATAGTACATATGTTGATAAATGTTGTCTGCTGATAATCCAAATAATGCAAGTCTAAAATATGGTTTATTATGATAGTCAACTGGTACAAATCTAAATTTTTGTGCATACACCATATCAAACTTATTTACTTTAATATCACATGCATTTGTATTACCAATAAACTTTCCAACTAACATCCATTTTTTTGTCTTAATGTCTTGATAATGCAATTCAAATCTTTCTACATGAGACACATCGTTTGGATTAATTGTCAAGACACTAAATTCATCATCTTTTGTTGTTTTTGTGAATACTGATAATTTGTTGTAACAATTTTCTCCTAAAGTTGCAATATGTGTGACACATGATGGTGAATTTAATACAATTTCGACAATCCCATCTTCGGCATATTCATGTCTCAATTCAGCAGTCATGTGATAATTATATTGTTTCTTAAAATGATGTTCTGGTTTATTAAATATGTTTTGTTGGATCTTTTTTCCTTTGTTAAAACACTGTGTTTCAAACAACTGGATTGCGTCATTATCAAAAGAAATTTTGTCTGGAATTATTTTTCCATATTTAATTAAAACACCATTGTCATTTGTGTAACAATATCTTAAATCAATAGTTTGTCCATTAAATGTGATTATGTCTGATTTTGGACATAATTTTAAACCTAATGTATTATAGGGATCAGCTATTGATGGAACAATTCTTGTGACTGGCAATACATATGTCAAATAAAATGGCCTAGTTTTTGTGTCTGTTTTTGTTTCTAAAGACTGTTCATCCAAGATTTTAAAAAAGGTATCACGTGATTTTTGATCTTTGCCATTGTACATATCTGCATCAGTAAAATGCGAAATGGCAATTGACGATTTTGTGGATTGATCAAAAATTTGTCTTTCTGAAGTTATATATCCATCAGTATAATTTTTATCAATATGTAACTTTCTATTGTCTCCTAATATTGACTTTTCATGTTTTCTACTTTTTTGTATGTAAAATTGTTCTGTATCACTATATTCAAATTGTCCTCCATACTTCGCGTCTTCTGTTTCATATATGTCTCTATATTTTCTTAATTCACTTTTTCTCCGAAAGCAATCATTGGAACAATCACATGAAATTGAAGCCATTGTATCTAGGTCATTTGACATATATAATAGTCATAGATAAAATGGTTAGTCTTAAATGTTTATTGATCAATTTTTTTATTTATATTTTTGGCCATGAGGTTAAAATATAAATAAAAAAATGATGGAATTTCCGTTAGGAATATTCCACAATTTTTTTATTCTCCAGTCATATATTCTTCATATGCTTCTTTTATTTCATCTCTAATATTGTTCTTTTTAATTGTTAAATTCTTTTCATAATCTCGATCATGACATATGTGTGTGCAATATGCATAAGTATGCCATGGTTTCATTATATCTTTTGCCAAATTTTTGTCTTTAGGTTTAAGATAAAATATATATTTTTTATAATGCATATGTTGTGGAATATTGTCTGTTGATAATCCAAATAATGCAACTCTAAAATATGGCTTATTATGATAGTCAAGTGATACAAATCTAAATTTTTGTGCATATACCATATCAAATTTATTTACTTTAATATCACATACATTTGTATTTCCATCAAATTTGCCTATGAACTTCCAATTTTTTGTTTTATTATCTTGATAATATAGTTCAAATCTTTTTACATAAGACATTTTTATTGGATCAATTAAAATATTATTTTTAGAATCAATAGAAATGTATTTTTCATATCTTTCTCCTAATGTCGCAATATTTGTTACATATGATGGCGAATTCAAAACTATTTCAGCTGTACCATCCTCTGCATATTCTTCCCTATGCCAATTGTAACACCATAGTTTTTTCCATGTGTAAAAATTATCACTTGGACTAGAAAATATATTTATATTACATTTTTTATTCTTATTGTAACATGTTGTTGCAAAAAGTCTGATTGTTTCATCATCAAACACAATTTCTTCTGGAAGCAATCTGCCATATTTTTCTAAATTTCCATCATTGCTTACATAACAAAAAGTTTTTATTTCGTCACCTACGACAATTTGTGTAACAGGCAATATATAAGTAAGTTGTAGTGGTCTTTGTGTAGTGATTATATTTGTTTTGACAGATTGTTTTTCTAATATCTTAAAGAAAGCATCTTGTGATTTTCTGTCATGTTTTTTATGGATGTCAGCATCAGTTGCATGGCAAAAATTTATATATCTCTTTTTGCCCTTTAATCTTAATTCTACTACAACATTACATTCATTATTGTAATAAGATTCTACATTATCTATAGAATATCCTTTATCATTGTTAATTTCTATTTCACTTGTCATGTATATTACTCATAAATAAATTTTTATTCCAAATCATCCTCAATGATATGTGTTTGATCATATTCCCAGTTCTTAATATCTTCCTTACCATTGCGAAAAAGTCTTCTTTCTATTTTTGATCTGGTGTAATAGTCTGGCGAATACCCCCTGTGTCGATGGGACATATATTTGTATGCGTCATTATTTTCTAAAAATCTTGATTTTCTTTTGCATTTTTTTGTTGCTTCAATTCCAAATCTATAAAATTTATAATGCATATGCTGCGGGACATCATCAGTTGATAATCCAAATAGTGCAATACGAACATTCCCACCATTATGTGTTTTCAATGGAATTAATCTAAATTTTTGTGCATACACCATTGGAAAATCATTTAGATTAATATCACATAAGCCTGTATTTCCAACAAATTTTCCTAGAGAACGCCATTTTTTTGTTTTGATGTCTTGATATAATAATTCATATTCTTCAGTCCATTTAGCATTTTCTAAATTAATTGTCACAACACCAGAATATTTGTATGTTTCTTCCTTGATTGGATTATAATAATTTATTAGTTGCTTTCCTTCCCAACGATGAGCTCCATTTGTTTTTTTATCTATGTCTTTTCTAATTTTATGTGTTGTTTTGTCAATGTATTTATCGACATGATTATAAATATCATCACCCATAGTTGCAATATGAGTCACATATGATGGTTTATTCAATTGTATTTCACAAATGTCATTAATTGTAACAGGTGTATACTTCCTATATGAATCATAAGGACCAATTTTTTTATAATCTGTTGGTTTACAAAATATATTTCCATTTACATATTTTCCATTAAAGTAACATTTAGTGTTGAATAATTTAGTTACTGGATTGTCAAAAACAATTTCATCTGGAATGAGTTTTCCATATTGTTTTAAATTGCCGTCTTTAATTGTGTAGCAATAATTTAAGTCAACATCTTGTCCATTGACAGTGTCATGATCAAGAATTTTTCCTGTTTTTGAATTGTATTTTATGTAGTCAAATGGACACAATCGTGTGACAGGTACCATGTATTCAAATTCAAATGGATAGCCCTTCATAATGACTTTTTTACTTACACATATTTCGTCCAAACTTTTGACAAGAGAATCTATTTGTTTATGGATATCTGCTTCAGAAATTGGAGTAATGTTTTGAGGACATAAAGCAGCAGTTTCTATGTCATTATCAATGAATTTTAATCCTTTTTCAATATTGAAAACTGATTGCCATTCACGTGTATCCATTTTAACTACATCCATATAATAAATGTATATAAATATATTTATTATATGTCATATAAATTATGCATTTTAATAATCAATTTTTTAATTTATTCATTATCAATAATATGCGTTTGTTCATATTTCCAATTTGCATAATCATTATCTAAATTATCACGCTTTTCTTTTCGGCCTGATTTATATTGATATTTTTTAAATATATCAAATCGAATAGGAACTTTTACACCCTTGAAGATTTAAAATGAGACAAATAAATGTCAAAAAATAAAACTTTAAGGTTTGCCCGTTACAGAGCGTGTAAATTATGATTTTGTTAAGGCGTCAACCTTAACTGATTTATTGACTTTTTTCTGAACGACTTTTTTAACTTTCTCTTTTTTAGGTTCCACCTTTATATTTTCTTCTTTCTTTTCCCTACATAAATATTTAGGTCGTTCAATTCCATTAATTGCATTTTTAGCAATTCTATATATATTAGTGGCACCATTTACATCTCTATTCCATACATTAGAACAGTTCTTACAACTGATTAACCCATGGACTAAGATATTACCACTTTTATATGGTTTTGGATTTTCTCTTATTTGAAATTTTTCACATCTTCCTGTTTCTTTTTTACAAATTGAACACATACAACTAGTTCTAAATTCATCAACTAAATATGTTTTATAATTATTTTGTCTAAACAACATTCTCATACCTTTTCCTTTAATTGGTTCTTTATATTTCATATGTTGCTTTTGTTCCCAGTCGCCAAAAATTATTATTGTTTCTTCAGGTTTTCCAAATATTTTTTTAAAATTATTTATTAGTTTTTGTTCATTCTTTTTTATATTCATATATCCATTTAGTTTAAGTTTTCTGAATATATATTTTTCATAAAACTTATATAACTTGTTGTTAATTTCACTTTTCTTTTTTATGTATTCCTTAAAATCTTTGATAATTAATGTTTTTCTATTTAATTTTGATAGTTCTGTTTCATATTCAATTACTGTTTTCCCGTCTATTTTTTCTTTCTTAAATTCTAAAATAATTTTAGCATACTTTTTAATTTTACATTCTTTTCTTCTACTATCTTGTGTATATCTAAATTCATTAGCATTTTTAGTATCATTATCAACACAATATAAAATATCTGAAGTTCCTGGATCAATGCAAACAATTTTTTTATTTTTAATGTTAGTGTAATTAGTTAGTTCATCAATATATTGTTCTGCATTTGAACCTATTTTAGTAAGTGGTAATCTTTTACCAATCAAATCATTTCTTAACATTAAAATGGAACAACTAACTCCATCTGTTTCTATCATATGATGGAATGTATATTTTGGTTTGTTAAAACATTGTCGTTCAGTTCTAAAAAAGAATTCCCAAAGTTTATTTTCGTATTTCTTCAAATTACCTTCTAACAAATAATCTGTTTTATTACCTTGTTTTTGTGTAAAAAGTAAATGAACTAATGTAGTAGTATCTAATTTTATGCTTTTCATAATAATATCATTTCTCATAGGAAATATATTATAAATCATTATTTTATCTTTTTCTACTTCTTTCATCATTCTAATCATACAAGGTAAATAATCTTGTGGATTACATTGTAAATCATAATATAAATTATCTTTTTGGTATTTTTCTTTATTTGGTGTAATTGTTTTTTTAATATCTTTAATCCAAGTATGATATTTTACATCTGATTTGTATTCATTAGTTGTTTCTAATATGTCAGTCTTAATTTTTCTTAGTTGTCTGCAAAATTCATTAACTAATTCTTTTTGTTTTACTTCCTCTTTGTTTTCTTCTTTTATTTTGGTTATTGTTTCTTTTTTCTTCCAAACAATATTAACATATCTTTCAATATATTCAACATAATGTAATTTAATATTATTTTCATACATTGTAATAATTCCAATCGTAAGATAATCTAAAACTGTATTAAGATGTGTATAGTCTAAATCAGTATCTTTAATTAATGGTTTATAATCAGAATTATAAAAAGTAGTTAATTTATCTTTTAGTTCTTTAATTTCTTTCTTTGGTGGTCGTCCTGATGCACTTTCATTACATAAAATTTTCATACAAGAATTAACAAATACTTTATCTATTTCAGGAAGTTTATTATTCTTTTCAAAATAATCTAATAAATAAAGTTTCATAAACATTAATGTGTTGATAACAATTTTATTACACTTAATAACTGCATCAGTAATTTTGGGTAGATTAATATCTGGATTTTTCAAGACATGTTTAAGAGGTATTTTAACACATTTGAAATAATCAGTAGGTTTATCTGGTGGTTTAGTCTTTTTTTCTTCTATAGCACTCATAATAATATACTATATTTATATAACTTTATATATATTTTTATTCATGATCATTATCAACAATATGCGTCTGTTCATATTTCCAATTTGCATAATCATTATCTAAATTATCACGCTTTTCTTTTCTATTTGATTTATATTGATATTTTTTAAATACGTCAAATCGAATGAGATCTTTTAAATGGTCAGTCTTTCTTGCAAGTTTTCTTGTTGCTCCAAGTTCAAAATCATATTTTTTAAATTCTGTGCATTGATCAATCTTATCTGTCGACAAGCCAAATAGTGCCACACAACAATTCAATGCCAGCCCCTTATGTACTTTCAAAGGTGAAAAAAGAATTTTATCTGTGTAAACCATATCAAACTCATTTAATTTAATTCTTGTTTCGTCTTTCTCTGTGTTTCCTACAAACTTTCCAATAGAACGCCAATTTTTTGTTTTCATATCTTTATACAACAACTCAAATTCCTCAACCCAAGATGACTTTTCAAGATTAACTGTGGGAACTCTATCAGAAATATCATATTTACGTTCCATTAATTCTATATTTTTAGCTGTTGCAATATGTGATACATATGATGGTTTATTGAGTCGAATCTCAATTTTCTCAGATATACCACATGAATTGTCTGTACGAATAATTTTCCCCCGATAACTGTTATAGTCATAATGATTATAATTATCATGTGTAGTAAATATATTTCCAATAATCTTTTTTTTATCTGCATAGCAATTGATATCAAATAACTTAATTGCATCATTTTCAAAAGTAATTTTGTCTGGAACTATTTTATCATATTTTACATATTGGCCTTTTTTCATAATATAGTAATAATCCAAATCTAAAGTCTGACCATTTATTGTCACAACATTAGTATCTTCATCATATTCTGGGATTTTTTCTGTTGCTGGAACAACATATGTAAATTTAAATGGATAAGTTGTTACATCAACAAGTTTTTTTACTGCTTTATTTTCAAGAGTGTCTATCATTAAGTCACATTTGTTTTGATTATATCTTTTGGCTCCTTCATAATAATATTTACGATAATTCATTTGAACAAAAGACCCTTCATCAAAAACAGTTGGTTTGAGTTTTCTACCATGTTTATATTCCAATTCCATATCTGTTACTTCATCTAGTGCTTTTTGTTCAGCCATTATGCTATATATTATAATTATTTTATTTATTTTCTTTATTTTTCCTTTCTTTTTCAATTTTTTATTTTGCTATTCATCATAATCATCTTCAAAAATGTGGTTCTGTTCGTATTTCCATTCATTGTAAGCAGGATATTTATTTAATCTTCCATTTAGCTTTTTATAGTGATGATTACGATATGGTTTATTTTGTTGCACTTCGTGCTTAGATTTATGTAAAATATTTAAATATAAATCTCTCTTTCTCAATATTTCTGCTTTTTGTGCAAGTTTTTTTGTAGCATTTATACAAAAAATATATTTTTTATAATGCATATGTTGTTCGATTTTATCAGTCGATAATCCAAATAGAGCGACTCTCATACTTTCAAATGATTGACTATTGTGTATTGATAATGGCACTATTAAAAATTTATCTGTATAAACCATATTAAAACTATTTAATTTAATGTCACATGCATTTGTATTGCCAACAAATTTACCAAGAGATCTCCATTGTTTCGTTTTCATATCTTGATATAATAATTCAAAATCTTCAACCCATGATAGTGTTTCTGGATCAACAACAGACATCAAATCATATTTATAATCTTTTTCATTTATTTCTTGATATTTTACAATGTTTGACGATTGGTCAATTTTATCAACAATATTATAACTGTTTACAATCTTATATACTTGAATGTCTGGTTTAGCCCCCATTGTTGCAATATGATTAACATATGAGGGTTTATCTAGACATATTTCAAAATCATCACTTATGTCTGACCCACTTTTAGTATTATTACTATGAAAATATTTATGAGGTGTATGGAATATATTTGCATTCCTAACTATGTCACATCCTGTCTCATAACACACCACATCGAATAATTTTATTAATTCATCATCAAATATTATTTTATCTGGGATCAATTTACCATATTTATATAACTTGTCTTTGTCAAGAATATAACAATAGTCTAAATCAATAGTCTCTCCTTTAATTTTTTCACTATCAACGTATTTCACAATATTTTTTCTTCTAAAATATGTCAATTTACATTCTGGGTCAAAAATTTGTTTAAAAGTATTTAAGCAGGGTAATACTCAATACCTCTAAACTATAGATTAAAAATTAGGAAAAATTTTGGGAACCCCATTATTCCCTTATCCGCTGGTTTGTCCAGAGACACACATCACGGAATATATTTACCACTTTCGGATTCATTATTCCATTACCGTCTATTTGTTTTAAATTTGTTACTTTTCTCATTATATTTATTGCTCCATTAAGATCGGCATTTATTAATCCTTTTTTAGACTTAAATAAACCTCTTTTTGTTCTTTCTCCATCATACTTGTCTTTTT